CGCTGACATATCAAGGGTAAGGGCTGTAATCGTTGCACCGCCATCGTTGCCTCTAAGTCTTATATCGTCATCAGCGACTGTCGATATAATGTCTACATTCGCACCGTCAGTGATCTTAAACTGCATCTCTTGAGTGCCGTCAGCCTTAATGCGGACATCGCCACCCGAAACATCTAGGGTTAAATCACCTGCAACGTCGAGGGTCATATCTGCACTACAGTCGATTTCTGCACCGTCAATCGTAAAATTATCTACAACTACGCCAGCGTTGGCGGTAAGAACACCACCAATACCAGCCGTGCCAGAAATATCGACATTGCCATTGATATCAATGGTTGTCGCGGCAATTTGCACCTCGGTGTCCGCAATAATATCAAGCTGTCCGTCTGCGCTTGAGTTTAAGTAAATCGCGCTATCACGGAACTGCACTTTATCTGTTGTGGTAAGCTCGATGTTAGTTCCGCTAGTGGTGTTGCCATTAGCAAGAACCTCGGCCAGCGTGTCAGCCGTAGCAACTTGAGAATCTACATAGGCTTTAATGCTCTGTTGAGTTGCGAGGGCTGTAGCACTGTCGCCTGACATATCATCTTGGTCAAGGATGTCTGTAACTGTAACTGAGCCTGTGCCAGACAAACCGTCAAACTCTACGTTACCGTTGACAGTTAAGTCACCTGGCGTAGTTAGATCACCACTAAGCTTTGCCGACGTTACAGAGCCGTCTGCAGGCTCATTAATTGTGGTTGGATCGATAGTAATGATGTCGATCTCTGCAAGGCTTGGCGGTGCCTCGCTAAAAACAATTGCGCCATTTGTTAGCGAGTAGCTAGTTTTATTCTGATAAACGCCGTCAATATAGATTTGCGTGTTGTTTTTTGCGGCTGCGCTGTTTTCCAGCGTAAAACTTGTCTGCGTTCCATTCCCAACTTCGTCTTGGTGTGAGATGTTGGACGCGCTAGCATCAGAGCCTAAAGCAGCCCATGCTGTTGTGTAGCCCTCGAACTCACCTATGGTCGAGTTGTATCGTAAATAGCCAGCAGCAGGCGATGACGGCCTTTGAGCGGTAGTCCCAACAGGTACATGCACCGCGTCAGTTGCAGAGCCAACATCTAACGTTACATCAGGCGATGCGTTGAGTATTCCTACGCGGTTGTTACTAGAATCTACCTTTAACGTATTTGTATCTACTGTAAGACCGGCGAAAGATGGACTGTCAGTGGTTGCTACGCCCTGGTTAAGCGCCTTTACACTTGCCTCGCTTGTAAGCTCTGAGTCCATTACAGCGCCAGCAGCAGTGACGTTAGTTGTGTCTGTCACGTCTGCGCTTGCTTCGATTCCATCTAGCTTGGTGCCGTCAGAAGCAACGTCCCGGCCATCTACCGTACCGCTTAGCGTGATGTTGCCTACGTTCTCCAGATTCCTACTGCTATCAATGACAGTGGTCGCGCCCACTCGATATGAAATCGCATCGACGTAGCTTGAAGTAGTGACCTTGCCAATGTTCGTAACGGTAAACTGCTGCGAGCTGCCTACATTTAAGGCGTTAGCTTGGGCTGTGCCACTAACCGTAATATCGCCGGTCGTATTGATATCGCCAGTGCCGGTGATGTCATTGCTATTTAGGTCTAAATCGCCACCTAGCTGTGGTGTTGTGTCATCTACAACGTCACCAGAAGCTGTACTAGCAATTACGCCGCCTGCAGAAATGGTAATATTTGATCCAGCAGTTAGCGAGGCAACCACGTTATCTGTATCGGTTACATCTGCACTAGCTTCGATGCCGTTAAGCTTTGCATGGTCAGCGTCCGTAAAAACATTAGAGTCTGTCGCAGCCTCTACGAGCGCCCTAATTTCTGCCGCTGTTTGGTCTGCTGTCGCGCCGGCCTCGATAGCATCAAGCTTGTTCTTGAGTGCTGTTGTAAAGTTCTCATCGGTCTGAGTATCGACAACGAAGTCGATCGTGCCATCCGCATCTTGGTACGTAACGGTGATGCCTGTCTCAGTGTTGCCGGACAACATTGCACCAACGATGTCTTGTACCTCTTCGTTCGTTAGCTGCGTATTAGTGTCAGTTGCGCTGATCGTGCCATCTGAGGCGATTGTGATGTTTGTGCCGGCAGTCAAGGACGCAACAACGTTAGTTGTGTCCGTTACATCTGCGCTCGCTTCAATACCGTCTAGTTTAGTGCCATCTGTGGCTACGTCTCGGCCGTCTACGGTGCCGGTAACGCTGATATTCCCATCTACGCCTACATTGCCGGTAAAGTCCGCACCAGAAAGCTCGGCCTTGTCGGTATTTAAATTGGTGAAGTTATCGTCGAGTTCGCTATGCGTTAGCGCTGCGCCTTTACCTGTGCGTGTCGTGATATCAGCCATTTCTCTACCTTAATCTAGTCGTATCTTTAAGTTGCCGGCTTCAATTTTAAAGATATCGCTGGTTTGTATCTCACTTGCCTGTTCTGTACTAAAGTCAGCAGGGTCTGTCAGTGTCGCCCAAGCCAACAGGTTCCCGCCTGTTAGTGCGTCATACACACCTGCGTGCGTCACACGGCCAAATGGTCCTGCAGCAGCAGGGAATGCTATATCTGCGTCGTTTGTCGCCTCTGTAGGCGCTGAGCCTGCCACAGACATAGTCGTAGATTGCCTTGCGTAGTTAAAACCTGACACCTCTGTGCCGCCGCCTGCCTCGCCCGGGCCCTTTGTAAACAAGGCAACGTAAAGAGATGGCTGCGTATATGCATTACCACCGAAGACGTGATTCAGCACCTTGTCTTCTAGGTAGTTAGTAAAGCTCATCTAACGTCTAATCTTTTGGGTCCGCCTAGACCCCGCACCTTCATCGTCAACCCAGAGCCACTCATACGAGACTTTTCAGACGCTTCGTTAAGCTTTTGCACCGCAGCACTGTAAAGCTGCGCCCAAGTCCCTGCACGGCCGTCTTCCTGCAGGTATGGGCTACTGTGGATAAGTGACGCATATAGGTAAATGTCGGGAGCATCTGAAAGCAGCCAGTTAGTCGTAGCGCTGTCGGTTAGTGCCGGTACTTTCTGGAAATACAGAAGCTCGATGACGTAGTCAGCGTCTGGCGTAGGGTACAACTCTAGCGATGAGTCTGCGTGGCTGTAAAAGCGTGGCCGGCCAGAGGTGTCGTTATTAGCTGATCGCTTGTCTGCGATAGCATCACGAGACGCAAGCTGCACCGGATACGTGCCGTCACCCGTTACATGGACCTGGATCGTCTCTAGCCAATCGGTAGGCAGCAGGGAATACTCGCTGTTCAGCGTACCAGTAGCGCGTTGCTCCATCTTCCAGTGCCGCACGTCACGGTTAATCTGAGCCTCTGCGAGCGCGATAAACGTAGGAATAACCGAAGTTAGGTCATCTCGGTTTAGGAAGTCCGCTATATTGCTCTTCAGCTCAGTGTAATTGGTCAGCGCCATTATTTAGTCTTCCGCTTCTTGGCGGTCTTAGCCGCTTTCTTAAACGCTTTAGCAGTAGGCGCGCCTTTCTCGCCAGCCTTGCGCATTTTCTCGCCAGAGCCTGCCTTAATTCTTTTACGCTTTGCATGAATGTTTGCATAAAGTCCTCGCTTTGCCATGACTACTTCCTCATCTTACGCTTTTTTTTGTTGGTCGCTGCGCGCTGCCCGCGCTTTGGCAGAGCTCTCTTCTTGTGCTTGTAATTTGGCATTACTTCCAGCCCTCCCGCGCTTTGCGCTTTGCTTTTTGGGTTAGGTCGCCGTAATGAAACAGCGGCTTACTAGATTTTGTGTGCGCCTTACCAGAGTGTAGCGAGCCATCAGGCATTTTATGAAATCCGCCTTTATGCTCCTTGCCATCTTTCGAGTAATGCTTAACGCCCATGCCCATTATTTTCTCCTCGACTTCGCGCCTGAGCACTTCCAGCGCTTTCTAGACAGGTTGTTTGGGGTGTTAGGATCGTTCTGCTTACTCTTAGGTAATCGCTTCTTGATTCCCAATGAGCGTGCGCAGTACGAGTCGCCCTTGCTTGTCCCCGGCTTAACCTTGGCGCCCTTCTGGCCGTATGAGACCTTCCTGCCGGATGCCGTGGTTTTTACTCGTGCCTTTCCTTTGCGTGGTGTAGCCATATTATACCTTACAGTAGGAATTCAGTCGCCGCAGTTGGGTTGTATAGACCCTGCTCTGCCTGCGTCTTGAAGGTTAACAAGCCCTCTACTAAATCCTCAACGATACCTGTGTACGCCGGGCTGTACCCACCGAGGACGCCCTCGCGCTCTTCTGGATCTAACGCGCGCTTGATAGGCAGAATATCGCCGTAGCTGTACGCCTCTTCGTCCTTCCCAGGTAATTGAGACAGCAATCCCTCTAGCTCTGCGCCTGCTGATACTGCAGCTGCTGTAGCTAATGGGTTGGCATTGACGTTTACACCACGCGCTTCAAGGCCACGCAAAATGTCTTCAGTAATACGACCTGCGTAAGGCTTCATTGTTAATGCGCGAATCTCTCTCGCTGTAGGTCTCTGCGGGTCTTTCACTGCTTTCTGCTTCTCGCCATACCGAGCGTCTGGTAGAAGCTCAAATATGCTCACCTCTTGATCGGTGCGGCCTAGCCCTTGACCGGGCACCCCGGCAGGATATGAGGGATGACCGCTCTCCGTAATAATGTCTCTGTCGGTAAATATCTCACCAATGTTTTGTATGCGAGCGTCTAAGGCATTTGCTTGGCCTGGCTCGGTGACTGCAAGCCTTGCCTGACCAATGCTCAACCCACCCTTATTGCGGAAGTTGACGTCGATCATGTTCATAAGTTCTTTGCGCAGTGAGTCTGGCGCGTTACGGAATGCATCTACCGACCGAGGATCATCGACGCCTTTCCAGTCCTTGATCTTTAGGCCGGCGCCCACGCGCTTACCCTTAACCATTGCGCCTTTACTAACAAAGCCTTTGACAGCCTTATCTAGTTCTTTCTTCTGCGCCTTACTCATATTGCTAGACGCATAACTAAGCATTGTCTCGCCGGTCATAGTGGCAAAATCACCGCCTGTAGGAGCCATGCGGAAAGGCATATAGATGGGGTTCTCTCCCGCCTCTGCAGCTTTATTCATAATCTGCGTAACAACGCCAGGAGCAGATGCCCATGTCATACCGGGGTTCTCGAACATAAAGCCTTGACCGCCTTGAAGGTTAATGGGCCTATCAAGCGCCACATCATTGATGCCTGTTAGCAATCCGCCTGCCTGCGTGCGATCTGACATTGTCGTCACAAATGGACGGCCTTCTAAGTCAGCCAGAGGTATACGAGGTGCGTCCTGCGTGCCACGCTCCTCTATCGTATATGTGGTGTCTCGTAGCTTCTCTTGCTCTAAAGCACGCTTATCAAAGCGAGGGTCGAACTCACGGCCAAACGTCTTAATAACGCCAGCCTCTGCCTCCTCTGGCGCCATAGCTGCTGCAGCCAATAGCCCAGCACCGGCAACTGGGATAGCCCGGTCACCAAGGATATTAGAACCTGTGTACTCAGGATCGAATGCGGCAAAGAGTGAGCGGACATTTTGGGGATCAAAGGTGGATCGCTCTACTAGCGCACCTGTTGCATCTCTAACTTCTGCGCCGATCTTTCCCGCATCTTGTAACTCTTGCGTGAGAGCGCTTGCTACTTCTGGGTTTTGTCTTATTTCGTTAGCAAGAGTTAATTTGTCTGACAGATCGAATTGCTGATATTCGCCAGACCTAGTTAGCAAAGGCATCACATTAGGATTTGAGTAATCGCCTGCGATGTTTCTTTCTCGTGGCGGCGCCATGTTTGCGTATGATGATGCGAGCCTTGCCTCTGGGGTTGTGTAAACACCCTTACCAACATAACCCGGGTCGCGCTCGCCTAACAATCCTTCGCGGAACGCATTGATGTCGTCTGACGTTCCATGATACTGCACGTCGGCGGGATCAAAGCCCATAGCCTCGGCACGCTGCATACGGGAAGCGGTGTCCATTGGTAGGTCGCCAGAAGCAATACGCTCGGCAACCTGCTCGGGATACCCGGTAGCGATTAACTCATCAAGAATACCGCGTAAGCGTGTGCCAATTGCCATGAAGCCTCCAGTGTGAAGGGCCAATTATATCAGACAATGCCCTTGAGGTTACGTCGTATAGGCGCGCCCCAGTCGGAGAACTCTTTCCTGCCAATCGCTAGGTATCTAAATGCGTCTGCGCAGTGTGATGTCCAGTCGTGCAATGGTCGCTCATTCCATACCTGCATGGTCTCGTTATACTGCCGGCGATACTGTCTCAAACAGTCGATGCCCTTCTCGCACTTGTCCTTGTCAAAGTAACAGAGATCTAGCAGAGACCTTACAGCCTGGATGCCATCGTCTACGTTCAGTTGTGGAGCTATCGATACCGGCGTTACGCGTAAGTTATCCAATACCTCTAAGCGTGACCGGCCGCTGCCGAGCTCTCGTACCCGGACGTCGTGAGGTAGGATGTGTTGCTCGTAGATGTAGCCTTTCTCTTGCAGTATGCGTGCGTAGTGATCGAGGCCAACACCGGCATTCTCGTAGTAATCTATCAGCCTAACCTCTGGACCGACAAACTGAGCAAACCAGATCGCCGTGCTATCACCAACACCTAAGTCCCAGGCCGTCACCACGCCCACTGAGCGCTCGTATGGGACACGATCAATGCGACCCTCGTGCAATGCATTAGCCATTTCATTGGTGTAGTAAGCGCCTTCTGAAAAGATTCTGAAGTCACCTTCCCATATATGATCGTAGACATCCGGGCGCTTCTTAAGATCGTCCTGTCGCTCTTGCTCTAACACGTCAGGGAACCACGGGTTGTCCCGCCAGTTCATATCCACAATCTTGCACTGCTCTGGCATGTTGACCCGGAATCGGTGATGCGTAGCAGAATGCTTGTTCTCAGGGTTCCACGTGACCCATATCTCAGAGTCGTCCTCTCGCACAGTAGGTATAAGCTTCTGCCACGCCGTCTCAGTAACAGTCTCGGCCTCGTCTACCCAGCACAGCAGGATGCGAGCCTTTGACTTAATGCTATCCAGGTTACGCCTTAAGCCGGCGAACACGTACGTAATGCGACCATCCCGGGAACGTATGTAACGCTCACCGATCTCGTAGTAGTCCATCAGGCAGGGAACAGATCGTATAGCTGACTTAACCTCCTCCATAGAGGACTCGTCCAGAGAGTTAAGGTGCTCACGTGCGCAGAGTATCTGTCCCTGCTTACCGGCTACACCCCAGCGCATACCCCATACAGCAGTCATCAGAGCAAAGGATCGTGTCTTAGCAGAACCTCGGCCACCGTATGAGCAACGGTATCTAGCCTCCCCAGTGAATAGGTCAGCTAGTTTAGGAGGTAGTTCAATCGAGACCTTTTGCGACAAGTTCAATTACCGTAGGTGGAGTCATGGAACCATCGCTAGAAGATAGATCAGCGTCTACTTGCTTCAGGTCAGGTAGCGTCTTAGCGAGCATCTTAAGCCGTAGTTCAGCCTGTGTCTTCTTCTGCTGTACCTTAGCTTGGAAGTGATCGTCTGTTTGCGGGTCAAGCTCTCCGATTTCGTCAATCAAATCAAAGATATATTCTGCCTTACCCCTAACGCTTAATGCGCGTCTGTTCTCTTCGTCCTTAACAGCGCGTATCTTATGCCGTCTTGTAGTTGCCACCGGTTAGTCCTCATCTGGGTGCGGTATAGATTCAGCCCAGTACAGCCCCATGCTGCGTCCTGCGCGTACTTCGCCGTCCATAATGTCATTAACGGTAAGAGGCCACGACTCGACGGTGCTATCATCGAATGCGACCAAAACGGTTTTCTCTTCTTGCGGCATGTTACCAGCTTCGATGACGTGCCACTCAATATTAACCACTTGCAGCATAGCCCCCGCCTCACTGCCAATGACAGTGCTATTTTACTCTAATCGTCTGTTTTCTCAACATATTGTGGATTAGGTGTGTACATAGACTCACCATATAGTTCGAACTGGCGTAGGTACTTGCGCATAGTGTCGTAGTGAACACCGAAGGCTTCGGATAAAGACCACACGTCAACACCCTTGTCATAGAGCGAGCGTGCTTCTTGCATTTCTTGTTTTGATATTTTCATTTGATCCCCTTGAGTAAAGCAGCAATTGTATCCACCGGGATGCTGCCAACCGGCTTGGCGATAGCGCTGTAAGGCCAACAGAGGAAAACCCCAGCGCCATACGGATTCTTTAATGGGCTTGTGGCGGCTCTTCATCAAAGCTTTCTAAAAGCTCTCGTAAGTAGTCTATGTCAGCGCCTGCCTGTTTCAGACACTCTACGGAGCCGGTGAATACAAATAACCACGCGAACTTTTCGTCTGAGCCTGGCTCTCGCTCTAGAAACATCTCTACACTCGCGATAAGGTCATCCCTAAAGTCGTTAATCGCCTTAACAAAGTGCGCGTTTCGCGTCTCTGGTGTTTCAAAGTTACCGTCTACTACTTCTCCCATGATCTTGCCTCCCTTGGCAATTGATCAGCCCACGCTTTTAGCTTTTCATTCTTGCGCAATTTCTTGATGGCAGCCTGTTCTAACTGCCGCACTCTTACTCTACTAATACCCAGCTCGTCCGCAACCTCTTGCTGCGTCATCTCAGTTGATGCTTTATTGTTCATCGCATTTGATCTGCAGGTTGTACGGTGGATGTCCGAACTCGCCGCGACTCTCTGCGTAACGATTAACGCTATCACAGTAGTGACGTTGCGACTGCAGCGCGTCCTCAAAGTCGCCAGTGCCTACCAAGCCGTAAGCGATGATGAATACAACAAGCGCCAAGAATAGGTGCTTTCTATCTGTTAGTTCCATGTGATTACCCTCTTTACTTTTTTTATGCGTGCCGGCAAGTCCTCGATATCGAACTCGTTCAGCGTTGGAAACTCTAGCTCTATGATGGACGCGATCTCGTGATCGTAATAACGCGCGCGCAATAGAGATAAGATGCGAAGCTCGATGTCTGCGTTCATGTCTGTTATTGGTCTCCCTCATACGGATCATGGACGCCAGGATACTTAATCAACCAAGAGCCTTGCACATTCTCGATATACTTAGTGCTGACATCGCTATGTTTACACCAGCGTAAAGCACTCTCTAAGCTGTTAAATACGATTGTCGTCATGCCATCCCCAAGCAGAAAAGGCCGCTTATGCGGCCAGCTCGATTGCGCGTTCGATAACGTCTGCATCTAAGAATGCGCCATGAGTAAACTTGTAGCGACCGATGTTCATATCCAGTTTTACAATTTTCTCATTGATGTAGTAGGCGGCAACTTCTTCGGCGTAGTTGTTAGCGCCAGCAATACGCAGAGCTTCAATCAAGTTAGCTTCAGCGTTTTCGATGCGGATGTTGATGTCGTTGTACATTGTGTCTCTCCCGTTAGACAAGCCGGGACATCCCCGACACAGTTAAGATAACAACATGTGTTATTACGTGCAAGCGTTTTAGGAAAGTTTTTTACTTTTTTTGGGGGCAGTAAGCTGGGGTGTGTCACCCTGCGGGATTCCGGTCTAGCTACCGGACGGGATAGTACTTTGCCATTTCGAGTGCTCGCGCGTTCTCCAGCTTGTTAATAGCACAGAGATCGAGATACTCGGACTCGGTGAGTCCTTTCAGTCGCCCAACGAGAACACAAACCTCTTCTAAGCTCTCGATGTGCTTATAGCCGTTGCGAGTACAGAACATGGCACGCTTAACCTTCGTACACATAGTCACCTCCATATAGGCATGACTATTATACTACATATCATGTTATGGCTACACGCCAGCCAACCGCTGCTCTTGTTCTTTTATTCTTCTCTTGTACTCAGCAATTAGTTCCAGCAACTCAGTGTCAGTAAATTTGCGAACCTGATGCTTTGAGGCAACCAGCTCTTTCATGGCATCCAAACCATAAGTGTCGATCATAAAAACAGAGTAGCTATCAATGTTTCCGTTCTTATGGTTGTTGCAGCCTTTGCATTGAGGGTGAATATTCTCTTCTACAAGAAGCGTAGCGTTGTGTCTGCGGCTAACAAAATGCCCGCCGTCCATGTTTTTATAAAGCTCTATCTTCCCGCAAGTTACACACTGGCACATACCGAAGTCGTCTGCGTACTTCATGCGAACAAGCTTCTGTAATAGCGTGGCAGCTTCCTGTTTAAGCTTGGCTACTGTCTTCGGCTTCCTGGTGGGCACTAGTGAACTTCCTCTCTCGATGTATCGCCTTTTCGAATATACCGCACTCTACACATAACCAGCCGCGAAGGTAATGCGGTCGCCTTTTACTAAAGTGTGGCGGCATGATGTCGTTGCACTTAATGCACCGTTGTTGCGGAATCCTCGCTGTCGTTAAGTTCTTCAAGCTCGTCAATGTCCCCCTGCAGAGCAGCCACCCATATCGATGAGAAGGTCTCTACGTCCATGTCTATTGTAAAAGGTTCTGACTCCGTATCGATAAATACGTCAGTCCATTCTGAGTTATGTTTATTAGCAGCAGCCCCAGTGATGTAGCGCACCAACAGAAATACGTAACCCCCGCTTGCCAAGGGTGCGCGCATCATTTCGATCATGGCGGCTCACTCTGCAATCATCTTGTAGGAGATTGTATTATACGCCACCTGACCATAGTCTTTGTGATATGTGATGACATTCGCCTCTCTACCACTGAGCCAACCGCCCCGGCTACTGTAGGCATCAGCACTTGCGAGTGTCCGGTGTTGCTCTACAACCATTAGGTTTGTCTCTTTTTTATCGATAGAGTGATAATGACCCATATGCGCGTAAGCGTGCTCTGTACGACCAAAGACCTCGCGGTACTTGGCAGCAAATACGGTATCGACGTTTGCGACCTTACGCTTATGTCCGTGATGGAAGAATAGCGCTGTCTTGCCAAACTCGTAGCAGTAATAAGTGTCAGCAGAGTTATCGATAAACACCCTGGGCTCGTTCTCATACAAAGCCATCAAGAGCTCGCGCATCCATATAGCAGAGTAGGGATCGTGGTTGGCGTCACACCACTTGACGTGTACGTGCTTGTGCTTTTCTAACAGCATCTTAATGACCTGCCGGGTAACTCTAATCGTTGCCCTGACAATCTTAAAAGCACGCGAGTCGGCATCAAGGAGATGTTTAGAAGCCGGAGTCAATGGCTCTAGATCAAAATGCTGGAAGTCGCCAAGTTGAGCATAAACAGCTGTGTCAGCATCCGGGCTTATCCTAATCGCCTCTGCAAACCATTTAACCAATGTGTCCTCAGCAATCTTCAAGTCCCAATTATCGTTCTGAGTTTGACCAGAGGCGTTCACTTCGTCGCTGTCGGCCAGCATGCCCATATGGTAGTCAGTTATCACAAAACAGTTGCAAAGCTTCTCAGCGTCAATCTGAGGGGCTTGTACGGGGTTTGCAGGCTCAATCTCCTCGGTCATGCCCTTAACAATCTCTCGCATGACCTCTATCTGCTGTTGCGCATCCTGCTGCGTCTTCACCCACGTCATAATAGGCTTATTCTCAGCATCGTAAAGGATCGACTCGCCCCTGATGATTTGACCTGGGGGCGCCGGGTTTACCTGATCGTGCTTAGGAGAATAACCTTGTAAAGCGCTCTTTTTAACGACAGCTCTCAGCCTATCTTTTATGGCCTGCCGATTTACGTTTAAAATCTCCGCCGCACCTTTTATTGATGAGCCTTCAACCCAACATAGTTGCACGATCTCTCGTTGTTTATCAGTTAGGTCGATTTTGTCGAGTATCTCAAGCGCTTGGCTTGATGTGTAAGCATTCCCGTAACTCATAATTCCCCCCAGAACCTATCACCGGCCAAACCTCACATCTACGTCATGAGTTTCAGCTAGGTGTTTAGCAATGACTCGAAACACGTCGTCTACGTCGTGCATCTTTAACTGCGTCACTGACTTCTTACCCAAAAGAGCCTGCTGTACAGGGCGCCACATAATCTCTTTTACGAGCTTGCCTGTAGGCTCTATAGGTAGCGTTACCACTTGCTGCATGTCATGTCCCGAGGCCGCGAGGGTCCGGGCTATGTCGTCGCAATAGGCGTGGATTGCCTTGTTTTGTTGTGATGTTAGTTTTGGCTCGAGAATTTCGTACACCTTGCCAGAATCTCGATGCTCCATGATGTACTGACAAAACTGCTCTGCTTGATACTTATTGTTAACAATCCAGCGCTGACTCATACTTCTACCCTATCTCCATCAAAGCTCATGTACTGGCCGTATGTAGCCAGACAATGCTGTCGAAACGATTCGGATTTCATAAAGTCGTGAGTTAAGCAATCTATGCTAGTCCAGGCTCTAAGGCCAATTTTATCACGAACTTGGTTATGAGGTATTTGGGCTGCAAAAGGGCTTATACCGCGCTCCTCCTTGCTTGCTTTATTACACCAAGCAGCTATGAATCTTTTGCATCCAGCACGAGTTTTGCGTTTCTTTGGGTTGGCATCAGCCCACGCAGCCATCGCTGAGAGCTCACGATACACGTCTATGTCTGGGTAGCTTTTCTGTAGGTAGATAGAGTATTCATCGTCTATCTCGAAGTACGTACCGTCATTTAAAATAATCATCCACACTTTCCCTTTTGATGTCGCTACGCGACAAGCAATCCGTTAGTTAATAATGACGAGCTGTAATTACCGTATCGAATCTTGTCGTCTGTCCCCGTTACCTGCTCTCGGCACTAGGGGGCGCATCATGAAGAGGGTCAACTCCGCCTCCGAGGTTCTTTGGTTCCTCGGCCTAACGCCCGGTAATTTCTGACTAAGGAAGGAGACAAGAGTAGTCTAGAGGTGTCCAGGGGTGTCCAGAGACGTCCCACTGAGTGTATACTACCCTTGTCTTGTTTCTTAGCCGAGTACGAGACTACCTACTCAGACATACCCTAGTCAAGTAGGACTCCCGTAGCCCCTCTTTTGAGGGGCTTTTTTTGTACCTTAAAAAAGCGCACACCCGTTATATGGACGTGCGGTTTATCACGAAAAATCTGATACCCAATGTATGGGCAACAGAATTACCACTGGTTAGCGATCTTAAACTTCTTACGTGGGTAACGACTTTCACCGCCATTGTTCCACTTGAAGTAAATAGTCCTGCCGTCCTTCTTCCAGCAGCCAGACTCGGTATTACCCTCGCCGTCGTACCAGTAGGCTCGCTGCATGTCGCCAGCAATAATGCACGAGTCATCCGTTAGGACAATCTCGCCGCCATTTTTCAAGCCTTTGTAGGCTTTAGTGTCAGCGAATGCTTGTACAGCCAATAGGCTGATAACTACGGTAATTAAATATTTCATTTTTTCTCCCTTACCTCCGTAGAGGTTTTTGTTTTGAGCAAGTGATACGTAGCGTAACGCTTGCCGTTTCGTACAGTTGTCTCGGTGTGTATCTTGTGGCCTCGCATACGAAGCTCTTGGATACGTGCTGCTAACCGAAAACAACCAAACTTATCCAAAGCATCCAGAGCCGTTATTGGCTCCTTCCGCAAGTGGTTAAGTATCTGCGCCGAATGACTCATTTTTCTTCCTCCCAATTTAAGAACTCGTCGATGGTGTAGCCAAAGTAATTAGCTAACTGCGTAAGGCGCGACAGAGCCATATCCTCGCTGTTTTTCCATCGATAAATAGTCATAGGTGTGACCTGCAGCTTCTTAGCCATGACGGTGCCCAAAGGGTCACCGCATGAGTCTAAAAGCGCTGTAAGTGCTGCACCTGGGGTTTTAGAAGGGTATGTCACTAGTGTCAGCCTCCTGTTCAAATACCTGACGAGCCTGCTGCATACCCTTTGCATGAACCTCGTCTTTAAGCTTAGTGCTCAGCCGCATGTAGCTGTTGCCGTTCTTATCCTTGGCTATCCAAGCATTAAGCCAGTGATCGGCGCCATCAGCGTTCATGTAGCTGCCCTTGTAGTCAGGATCAGTGTCCTTTGACTTTTCGTTGTTCTTAAACAGAACACCGCGATTGGTGTTGTCATACTCCATTAGCTTTCTCCTAAAATAAGCTTTCTAGCTTCGTTAAACTCATTTGACTTAAGATCAGTGCGCTCAGCAGTTGTGAAGATTCCGCCCTTACTAGGTGCAACCCACAATGCCTTCTTGTCGTCGTTACTGATCTCGCCCCATGCCTCTGCTACGGTTTCCCACGCTCGTAGAGCAAGATGCTCTTTGATGAAGTACACAGACGCATAGTTACGCTGTAATGCTTCGTTGTGAGACATGAGAGGGCCAACATTGTCATTCTGCTGTTGCAGAGCATTAACCAACTCGTCTGCGCTTGCATACTGACTACCGCCAAGCCCTAGCGCACTCAATGCGCGACCGATTGCTGAGGTCTCCGCATTTTCGAGTGCTGAAGTGCGATTGATTTTACTGGCTGCACGCACCTCCTCTGCGTAACCAGTAGCGAGCAATCTGCTCTCAGTGTTGAATATGCTGGCCTTTACAATAACCAGCACATCGTTTGCTTCGACAAGGTCTGTCTGTATCGTGAAGTCCGGGTATTGCTCCCGAAACTCGTTGACACGGTACGCGACAGTTTTGTAATCCTTGCCGTGTATGCTGACTATACCCTCAGTCATTATTTGCTCCTTCCATTTGTGCTAACTCGTAACCACGCGCATACCCCTGCGAGTAGGCATCAGACATGCGTGGTGCAAGTTCCATATAGCGGCCGAAATAGCCGCACTCAAAGCCCTGGCGATACTCCCGCGCAAGAAGAGGCATAATCTCCTTCCAGCCTTCGGTCATAGCGTCCTCGTAGTTGGGCAAGCTCATTGGTCTTCACCATAGGCGCGTGCGTTGATCACGTAATCAAACGCATCCTGCAGATTCTCTTCAATGGTGGGACGTGCGTAGCTCCAAAGTGTTTCGCGCAAGCCGTCAATAAACGGGTCGCTAGGACGCTCTGGTGCGTACAAATTTAGAATAAACTCAGCGGGGTTGTTAGCACGTAGCAGCGCTTCGGAGAGTATCTCCCCATACTGCTCTTGTACCTCAAGGACAAGGCAGCCCTTGTCTATCATGTCAAACTCATCGATGCGGTCGATGTCACCGTCTACTTGGTCATACAAATCTACTCGGTCGTAGAACACCTTTACTGATCTTGCCATTAGCCTTTCTCCCGTAGTGCATCATTGCACAAGAGAGAATATAACAACATGTGTTAGATATAACAACCCTTGTTATTATTTATATGGGTTTAGTTATAGTAGGTCCACATGACAGGCGTGCCTTCACGCATATCCAAGTGAATAAAATTCTTGTGAACCCCTATGCCGTTGAACACGCCCATCTTCAGAGCCTCATGCACAATGTTCATTCTTTGGAAGCCGTCAGATACTGCGATATCGGCTGCAATTCCACGGGTATGGTTGCCAGGGCCATTTGGCTTATTGACCTCCAGGCTGTGATTAACAGACCTGTAGCCGCTGGTGATGCGGAAAGGGAATCCACAGATGCCTCTAAGGGTGTCTAGGTGCTCGACGAAGGTTAAATCCATTGAGTTCTCCTGCGTCTCTCGACACCGGAATTCAGCTATCTGGAAGTGAATCAGCTTCTTCATATCGTACACATACGAGCTTGGTAACTATTTCGGTAGTACATAATAGCGCGCCATATAGCGGAATGCACTTCTCGCGCTCCATTGTTACCGACTTGAAATCTACGCACTCGCGGTCATCTTGGCTGGCGCATCCTGCTACAAATAGAAGACACGCTAACCATCTCATTGCCGGGCTACGTTCTTTGTCTTTTCGTAGGTTCGCAAACCGCCTAACCCAAGCATGCCGAGCAGAACAGGCATCATCTCAGTAAGATCAAGAGCTGGGACAGTGATGGGATGATTATTGATAGTAAGTATAAAATTGCAAATAGGAACAAACAGGTAATTAGTCGCAAGGCCAATAGCAGTAATCCAGCCGACAGCCGGGCGCCACCCGCTGACAAACATTGAATGACTGCTTGCCTCTGCTTTGTTAACTTCGATTTGAGCCTTAGCGATTTCATGCGCCTGCTTCTCTGCCAAAGTTGCTATCTCAAATGACAACCGACGTCGCTCGTCAGCGTCTGGGATAACCTTATCGAGAAGCTTCGATATTGGACCTATTAGTAGGTCAAGCATTACATGCCGCCTTTAATCCACAGGCCGATGCAGGTCATGACGCCGGCCATAATAATGCGCTCGATCCATTGATTTTTAGCGATGTTAATTTCTATCGCCTGGATGCGCTTCTCGTGATTCTTTACCTCGTCCTTTAGGACTGATTGAATCTCATCGATTCGCTTGTGTGCCCTTGTTACCGTCTCGGTCAAGTGAACCTGCCTTTGCTCCATACTGGATAAATCTTGTAGCGTCTGTGCAATGCTTGTCAGCGCAGACTTCATCTCGCTAACGTCTTGCGCCATCGCCTCTTGCTGAGCTTCTAGTTTGGCAACTGAGCGCTCGATAGTCATGGTTAGACAGTGCCTTCCACGATGCGCAGCTTCTTAAAATCAGGATCATTGAGCTTGCGCATAATTAGCTTCTTGCGACCCTCAATGTCGTCCCAAGCAATACGCTCTTCTTTCATCCACTGCGCCAAAAGGTGCATAGGGATTGATCCAACACACCATGAATCAGGCAGCTTGCCGGCACCCATAGATCGCAGCTTTGCTGTGCGCTCTAAGTAAGGCGTGTTATCGAACTGCTTCTCTACGACAAAGGTGCCGTCGTGGTTGTTGTGGAACTTCTCTTTAACCTTCATCGGAAACCTTTTTCTTGCGCGTTCGCTTAGGCTTTGGCTGTGGTGCTAACTCTAAATTTACGCCGTACGGCACAGCCTGCTCTTCTGTCAATTTTACCACGTCTCCGCGTGAATATTTAACGCCGTCGATAAACAATGTGCCAATCGTAACTTTATACATAACTTTTCCCATAAAAAAAGGGGGCCGAAGCCCCCGGAGCCTTAACTAAATTAAGACGTTGTGTTGTCAGCAATCATGCCTGAAGCCTTCTCATTCTTACAAACAAGAGTAAGCTCAGTGGTAACCTGACGTGTAGTCGCATCACCAGTCTTCGCGAGTGCGATGTTCTTGGTTGGACGAAGAACACCAACAGCCCACATATCGTCTTGCATAATGAAGACGTCACGCGAACGATTCTCTCTCGATGGAATGAATTCAACGCTACCCCAGGGCGTAATGTAAACATCCATGTGCTTGATTACGCGCTCATCTTCGGCTTTGATAGTTGAACGCTGGTTGTTGTTACCAGTAAAGCCAAGAGCTACATTCATCTGGAAAGCTGACAGGTAAACAGAGTCAGGGTTTCCACCTTGCTCCCAGATTGACTGCATTACGGTGTCAAACTTAGCTTGAGAAAACGCTGTCAGAGCAGTGGTTTCATCAGTACGTGCGTCAGTACCGTCACCAGTGGCGTCAGCACCTTCGTTAGCACCGAAGCTAGTGTTGGTGATAAGCCATGCAGGAGCGCCAGCAAGCTCACGTGCCGCACTGGCGCTGCCAGTTACTGCCGCGTTGTTAGCAAAAAGAGCCTTCTCGATATCGAGCTTCTGCTCTTTTGCAATCTTGAGTGTCTGGTACGCCATTTCAGCAGACCGACCCGCTTTGTTCAAACCCTCGTCAGTGTCAGGAATGACAACCGCGTTCTTAAAGATTTGAGTTCGATTTCCTAAGCGAGTAGTCGCTACGCGAGCTTCAGCAGTAGTCGCATCTCCCTCGATATGGGCATTGGTAGTTGAAGAGCGCAGAGCGTCCGTTTGCCACTCGTGGAAAGTTGCAGTCGCTTTGACTTTTGCACACCTAGAGTAGAAGGGCGTTTCTTCCGGCGATACATCGTAGATCACGTCGGACAAGTCCTCACGGATACCGACAGCATCATAGCTGTCAAAAGTGTTGGTTGGCTGTGCCATGGTTAATTACCTCTCATTAAGGATTAAGCTCATCGCATCTTTGATGCTGCCTGAGCGTTTTAGTTTCGATCTAGCTTGTCTTGAAGAGTCACGGTTTGACGCTGTCTTCTTGGCACCCGGTTTAACAGTACGCTTTGGCTTTGCCTTAGCTTTCTTGATTGCTTGTTCCTTGCCGCCTTGTGCCGCCCTGTATTGGATGGCGTCGTGCAGTACCCGGAGTACACGCGAATCAGTCACCGCCGCGATCTCTTGCGGGTCAAACCCGTAGACATCTTGGCTTACCTTAAACATATTGTTGCGAAGACCTTCGGCCTTCTGCGGGTCCGCAAAGTCAGGAATAGCCTGCCTCAACGTCTCCATTTCTCTTTGTAAATAAGCGTTCCTAGCTTGCAGCTCCGCTTGGGAATTGCCTTCTAGTGCCTGCTGAACCTCAGCGATCCTCTGCTGGTATTCATTAGCCGCCACGTCGTATTTAGCCTTTTCTGCTGAGTACCGGAATGGGTCAGTCTCGGCTAATTCTACGTTTGGTGGCACAGGGGCTGACGGTATTTGCATGTTTTGCACTTGGGCAAAAATAGCTTTCGCTTGCTCGCGCTCATTCAGGAAATCACCTGCAATCTGCTCAAACTGCTTGCGCATCTCGGCAACTTGCTGCATTCCCTGCTGGACATATTGCTGACCGCTGTATCCTCGCTTGAGATCCTCTAGGGTGACCGTCTGCTCTATACCGTCAACTTTGACAGTAAAGGTTTCAGGCTCCTCTGGATCGGCTTCCTCAGCGTCCTCGTCGTAGTCCTCTTCTACCTCGTCATCCTGTTCTGGCTCATCAACCTCCTGCTCCTCGTCCTCATAGTCCTCTTCAGGCGCCTCAGCGACTTCTTCAGGTTGCTCTTCGGTCTCGGGTTGTATCAGTTGGCTTATAGCCGATTCGATGCTGCCATCGAATGTCATTTCGTCAGTCGTATCCACGGTACTGATCCTCGCTCTTGCTGTTTGTCGAACATCGCCTCATCCGTAAGGATGACTGCCATGCGATCCTCGATCTTCGCTAACGCTCTCACTATGTGATGCGCTTCTTCCCGGTCCTGACATGAGGAGTGCGGGTTTAGAAAGACGTTGGCTGCGTCTTCTCTAATTTCGTCTACCAGCGTGTTAAATGCCTCGTCTTGCTGGAGGCGCTTAACGTGCGCTGCTCGATCTTTTATGTTCAAAACGTGCTACCTACTGCCGCTTGTGCTGGCTGCGCTTCTGGATATCGTGGCTCGTTCTGTAGCTGCTTGATGCGCTCTACGTCCACCGCAGTGCCGTACTTGCCGATAATCTCTGCCGCAGATAGCAATAGGTCTTGATCCATCTCATCGCGCTTACGGTCGTCTTCGGCAATAGCCTTCTGCGCCTCTAACTGTAGCTTTAATTGGTCAGTCTGCATCTTGGCCTGGGCCTTGATCTGCTCCGCCTGCAGGTAAGCCGCGTTTGGATCTGCCTGCTGACCCTGCTGTGCCTGCTGCTGTTGCTGCATCATTTGCTGCTCGATCATTGGGTCCATTGGTGCAAAGTATCGATCTGAGTTTCGGACGCCATTGATAGCCAAAATGTCAGATAAGGTATTTCTAATGTTGGTTAGAGAGACCATGCCATTACCCGGACCATACGTCTGGAATATCTGAATCTGCGTCTGTAACGTTTGGTTGAGTACAGCTACCTTCTGGTCCTCTCTGCCTGTACCGAGGCCGACATTAATAGACACATCCATCGTGCTGTTCCACGACCGGGGATCAACAGGCACGTAGCTGTTGCCTTGGAAGCGCATCATCTGCTCCTCGTCTACGTTCTGCGTCATGCACTGCAGCATCAGCTTAAACATCTGACGCATGCCACCTTCTGCAAGGTTGCGCGCCATGACCTCTATCTGAGCCGCCTGAGCCTGCACAGTGGCATTTACGGCTGTAGCAGTAGTTGACTGTAGGCTGTCAGGAGAAAGCCCTGTAGAAGCTTTTGTGACGCCTGTCTTGTCTTCTACCTGCTGGTCGAAATACTGCAAAGCGCCGAGAGTCTGACCTGCCACAAACGGAACTGATTGCGGCTGTATTGTACCGGCCTGCTTCACACGGATGACACCGCCAATCTCATTATTTAGCAGGTCATCGATGTTTACCGCGCCGTCTACTACCTCAACACGTGGGTTGTTAGTCAGTGCCACGTTATCCAGAACGCCGCGCAGCATAGCTGTAGCAGCGTCTTGATCATTAATGATTAGGTCTGCAACAGACCGACCGTAGAATGTGTGCGGCTCTGGGTCTACCTCAAAAACAGCGAACGGTAAGTGCGAGCATGTCTCGTAATCTAACAGCTTGTATTTGTTACCACCGAGGACGACCTTATGCATCTGCGCAACGCCAGTGCCCTCGACGTCGATCTTCATGTACGCCTCAGTAATCGCAACTAGGCGCATTGAGGGGTCTTGTACGTCCTCGTCAGAGTAATCTGACTCGTAACCACGGCGCTCATACTCTTCAACTTCTGAGAAGGTGTCAGAGTGCTGCAAGCCACTCAGATCATATACTTCCTCATAATCATAGCCCATAGCCACCAGGTCACTAACACGCATCTCGGTACGATGAGCAACACAGTAATAGTCATCGATAGAGCGCGAGTTACGATCAATGAAAAACTCTTCTGGGGGCACGCTTTCAATGCACATCTTGCCGCGTTCCATCGTGCGAGAAATTTTGAGGTCATGGATAGGATTCTCCATTTCCATTCCAAACTCGTCGATTTCGATAGAAGTACGGGCAGTGTGCTTGATAACCTCGACGTCTGGCTCGTTAACAAGCAGGGTGAACTCCATGTCGTTGAGGTCTTGGAAGTCATAAACCTCTTGTTCTTGATACATGTCCCAATAAACTTTAACAATTCCAGACTTCTTAACCAGGGCGTCATGAAAAGCATCGTTAAGCACTCGATATCCGTTTAGCTCATTAAACTGGTAGTGCATGTACTTTGTAGCTTGCTCTGCAGCCTGCACGTCTTCTGTTCCACGTGGAACATATTCAACAGGCTTGTCAGTAGATAGAAACACGCGCATTAAAGATGGCTTAATAGCACGGATAGTATCTCGAACTTTCGTAGCTACCACCTTTGATCGACCGTCTTCCTCACCGATATCGACCTCTCCATCGAAGTATCTTTGCGCCTTGATTCGGTCTTCAGCAATCTCGGACTCACAGAAATCAACAGCGTCCTGCACAGCCTCGCGTGCGATGCCTTCGATCTCTAGGTCTGTCATTGGCTTTAAATTCATTGCTGTTCGTCCTCGCGTCCTTCTTCGATGCGCTGAGCCGTAGGTCCAGCTTGCGAAGCTAATTGAGCCACAAGCGAGCGTTGCTGCTCTGGTAATAAATCTCGTGATTGATAAATCAATCTAGCAATACGCTCTTTGTTCTGTGGGGTCATCAACAGCGCTCCACCAGCTAACAATGCGCCAGATAGCTGCTGGAATATATCTGTGCCACCCATAGCGCCGAAGCCACCTGTCGCCGCCACAGTCTGCTTCAACCCGATAGTTTGGTTTTGACCTAATCTATTGACAGCGCGCTCTAGCGCTTCCTGTGCTGTTAGCAAGCGAGAAATATCCATACCAGTAGGACCGTAGCCCTCTATAGTTTCTCTTAATGCGCCCCGTGCTCCAGCTGCTGCTTCCTCGGTAATTCTGGTTTGTAGCGGAGGTGTTGTTGTTGTTATGCGATCGTAGTTAAGCTTTTTATCGAGCTCTTGTCGTAACTTACGCACTTGTGAGGGCGTAAATTCTTGAGTGCCTGAGCCAACGGACTTTGACCAATCTGTCAGATACTGAGTTATCGTTGCTGTGTCAGCTCTTGCTGTTGGGTTTACAAAGGGGTCTGCAAGCTCTTCACGTAGCTCTGAAATCGGCCGTGTTAGCTCATATAAGGAAATGCTTTTGCCTTGCTTTTCCGCCATTTCTATCAAGCGGTCGAGCTCGCTTGTGCGTGTATCGATAATCTTGTTTAGCTTTGTAAGCCCTTCTGGGCTAACTGGTATGCCTGCCTCTAACAGAGTGCCAATTACCTGCTGGCGCGTTCCTTGCTGGCCCATGCGAGAGCGCGGGCTTGTGCCCATCTTAAGGTTTGTTTCGTATGTAGACTCTGGGAAGCTTCTAACCAATGGCACTGCTGTTGCCGCACCCAAGCCTAATGCTGTTGCAGCGCCTAATGGATCTGCAGACTCCAGAGCACCACCAGCGCGACGTAAAGCCTCTGCCGGCGCTTGTACTTTTGGAGATGTTTTGGCGGCAATCTTCGCTATGTTTCCAGCGAGCTTAAGCGGAGCGCCAACTAAAGACACGTCCGACATAAAACCTACAGGGTCATCGTATGCAGTCTGTAGTGCTTGTCGCACACTTCCATAACGATCAGCATAAAAATTACCGAGAGCCTGCAGACCGTCACCAGTAAACATCTCTTTAACGCCCTCAGCTACGAGTAAAGGGTCCGTGAATACGGTCGCTAAATCTTGTGCGTACTGTGAAGCGCTGCCAGGAATGTTAGCCATTGCGCCCGCAGCTGTATACTGCGTCTCACGATTGCCAATACCTGCTGATCGCTCTGGTAGGCTTTGCTCAGCGAATCGCGCTCTAGCTTTGGCTTCTAACTCTAACTGCCGTTGCGTTTTAGCCATGCTATTCGTCCTTTAAATATTCGCGCTTTTCTTCTTCAGTTAGGCTAAGCCATGCAGCGTCACCGCTAGCCCAACTTGTAGGAGGTGTTGTCATAACCTGTTCGGGCGCGCTGTCTACTTCCTCGTTGTTACCTAAGAAAATATCGCCGGCATAACCAATTGGTGGCAATCCGTAACCGGGCGCTACGGTTTCTAATTGTTCTAAGTAATAATTGCGATATGGCGTGTGTTGTTGCATGGCGCCTTGATACAGCATGCCAGCCCTCGTGAGGAAGTCGTTACGTTGCTCTGGCAGCAGCATTTGTCCCGTTTCTAAACGCTGAACAGCTTGGGCGACGACAGCAGGAATAACTGTACCATCTTTTTCCGCTCGTGTTAAAGCTGCTCTTGCGCCGGCCGCCGTTGCAAACTCGCTTTCTCGAACTACTGAGCCTGGATCTAAAACCTTCATAAAGTTAAAGATTAAAGCAAGGTCACCGGCTGCGCTGGCTTTATCGGCTGAGCTAACTACTCGACCATAAGCACCAGATTGTTTTTGAAAATCTTTCGTTGATTGCGACCCTTCATAGTCCTTGCGTAGCTTGCCGGCCTCTTCTCTTTGTCGCGAAGTGAAACCATCTTGTGGCCGTTGACCGCCAAACATTACGCGGCCAGTAGCTGGATCTACAATTTGATCACCTTCACCTACAACTACACCCTTTGGCTTATCGAACATGGACTTCAATATCATTGGAGCGACAGAAGGGTTCTGCTCTATAACCGTAGCCAGGTCATCTCTACCTTGTGCGCGCAAAAAACCAGCCGTTTGATTAATTTGTCGGCCAGCCTCCCTTCTTGCCTGTATATTCTGCCCACGCTGCATTTGGCTTTGAATGAATGCTTGGTTGGGGTTTAGCGTCATAGACTGCAGGCCGGCAGCTAAACGTGAGCGCACCGCTGGATCTTGCAAAGCATCCATAGCGCGACGACCTAACTTAGATAGCCCACTAACAAACGGATTAGGTGGACGGCTACCGGGTGCTGGACCCACAGCCTGTAAAGGCTGCATCGCCTGCTCTCTGGCAGCTATGAAACTTTCTTGGCTTGCCTGAGCCTCTGGCGTCATAGAGGCTGCTAACAGAGCATTCGGAGAGCGCATCTGTTGTAGGCGCTCCATCTCCATCATCATTCTTCGCTCTTCTGGTGTCATGCGCCCATCCCCATAGCCTTCATAATTTGCATGATCTTTGACATCTTATCCTCTCGGCTCTGGTTAGAGTCGTAACCCATAATGCCTGCGCCGTACTGCATCTGTGGGACAGGAAGTTGCTGTAATAGACCGCCGCCCATTTGCACTGGCATAACCTGAGTGTTCATTTGCTGACCAGCCAAGCCCTTAGCCGCATTGCCGAGGCGATCCTTATCTGCGAGATGCTTTAGTAGCTCATCGAGTAGACCTGGATCTTTTTGCTGATCAGTTGCGACCATCTCAGCCCCCAAATGCTAGTGAGAGGAAATCGAACAAGCCCGGGTTGCGTGACGTTGTCTGTGTCTGCGGCACAGGAGTCGCACCTAACGCAGAAGCTAAGTACCCCAGCGAACGCTCTGGGAAAGATGAGTAGCCCTCAAACTGACCGCGCGCCTGATCGAATATCTGCTGGTTAAGCATCTGCTGTAACGCGCCTTGTTGCGCCATATCTTGCTGTAGGTTACGGCCCATGCCAAACGCTTGCTGTGCTAAACCACCAAGCTGACCTGCCGCTGCAAGTCTTTGGCCGGCGCCGGCAAGTCCTGCGCTTTGATTCGCTAGGTCTGCACGCATTGTGTTAGCAATGTCCTGACCAGCCATTTGTTGAGCATTTTGGAATCCACCAAGACGTAAATTAGCGGCTGTGCGTGCTGCTTGCTGCATTGCAGCCTCATTAGCCTGTGACTCTAGTATTGCTGACCGTGAGCCACCGAATGCACCTGCACGCTGCGCTTGCGAGGCCAGTTGATTAGCTTGCATTTGACGCGCTTGCTCAATGTCTCCAAGCGACTGTTGGACTACGGTTTGCTCAAACGGATTAAAATATGGGTTGAGATCGGTTTGTCCGATTTGTCCGGCTTGCACTTGTGCTGGCTGGTAACCCATGCCTACTGCAGTGCCAAGCATGGCTCCGGTTTGACCCTGCTGAGCCTGCTGGAATACGTTAGGAGCTACTTGACCGCCTCCTTTGCCGCCTGGCGCTGGAGCGACACTACCTGTGGTGCCCATCTCTGGGTGTCCAGTAGTGCTCATGGTAGGTGTTAGTGGTGTCATTACGAGCGACCTCCTCTAAAAGACGGCATAGAACCGCCGCCAAGCACTGGATTGCCAAACTGCGAAGGTAAGTAACCACCCATAGGGCCAGTCGGCGCAAGTAGTCCGCCAGCTTGTGGTCCAGTAAATAATTGACTGAATGATGCGGCTTGTGCCGGCTGGTTAGCAGCAAGTTCTGATAGTGCCTGCTCAAACATTTGACCAGTTCCGTAACCCTGGATGCCTCCGAAGTCCTGCGCCTCTGGCATGCCTGCGGTAACGTCCATCTGTGGAGCCAAACCAAAGGCTGCAGCAGCGTCTGCAGTGGACTGCATGGCTTGTGTCTGCATAGGAGTGAAGGCGGCTACAGAAGGCCCATAATAAGGCATGTAACCGACCTGCGCTAACTGCTCCGCGCGCTGTAAGTTTCGACGAGCCGGTCCTTCAATAAACTCCGGGATCTCGGTCTTTGTTGTTTGGCTTCCGCCTTTTCCGCCACCTGACATATCAGATATCCTTTCCTAGAACTGTGAAGGTCTCTTCGTAACCTTTGTCTTTTAAAACTCGTTTCCAACCCTTACGGCCGGCAATGCTCATTCCTGTGCATCCATTCATCTTTGCAAACTCGACAGCGGAATCATCCATGTCGATTATTTGTTCCATCTCGCCACCTGCAAGAAAAATGTGTAGCACTTTCTTGCGCGGGTAGTTGACGATCTCCGTTACTGCGCATCCTTTCGGCGCCGGCCAGAACTGCATCTCGCCTTTTATAATGGCCTGCACGACGTCGTCTAATGTGTGCGTGCCACCTGATAATTCTAACGCTGCCTCCAGCCAAGGCTTACAACGAATTAATTCTTCTACAACATTTGTCAATTATATCACCTATGGACGCGTATAATCGTTAAAGTCGTTGCTGGGCATACAGACTCTGTTGCGATACTGCTTGCTGCGAACGATTTTAGGCTCGCATGACTATGATTATCGGTCGCAGTAAACGCCTCTAAATAGTCATTTGTATTTAAATGGAATATGGCTGAACGACTCACAACTGTAGTTGCGCCGTTTTGATGTAACGCCGCTCTAATAGTTGAGCCATTCGCTACGTTTGTGCCGTTAATCTTAGGCCAAAACACAAAATTTACAGTGCTTGCAGATGTAGAGTAAATTTGCGCTGTAAAGGTAATTAAAAAGTAGCCAGTGTCTTGAAAAATTATGCGCGAGCCGCTTTGCGTAAAACCTTCGTTGTCTGACCCGGCTGTGTAAGTAATTGCATACTCAGTGTCAGATGCGGTGTAAGTAAAATCACTCGACACCGTAAAGTCGCCGTGGCCGTTCGCTAGTACAACCTGCTTAAATGCACCGCCTACACTTACGACGGGGTAGCTGTTGTCGTTGTCCCAAAGCAATATGCCATCATCGCCGGCGCTGTCACCGCTGAGCTTCCATGCTAAACGTGAACGTATGCGGTTGAGATGCTCTACAAGCCGCTCGCCCCAGCCCTTCCATTCTGGGCCTAATGGTGGAGGCGCTAGGCTCATCTATTGCCGCCAGGAACAACATTTAAGCGTGGTATACCGAAGCGCCAGTTATTAAACTCAGTGCCGTTTACTCTAAGGCGTAGCTGCCGGCCTGAGAAGCGAGCGCTTGTCGGGTTGCTTGTGGTGAAAGGCCCGTGCGTAGACTCACTGCCGTTTGGATAGAATCGAGTCTTAAAGGTTAGCGTGGCTTGACCCTGCGTCTTCTCGTCAGGAATGATCTCATTTACCTTAACCACACTAGACCCAAAGACAACAGGCCCAGACTCTGCATGAGGCGCCACACCGTCGTGCGAGTATCCAATCTCGTGATTAAAGTGCTTGCCGCCATTACAGAACATAATAGGCTGTCTGAAAACGCCAGCATCAAATCCGCTAGTACGTGCGAGCTCTCCGATGTTCCAGTAGTTCTCTTTGTAGTTGTAAATAACGTAACGGTCGTTTTCGTTTGATCCGCCGCTGGGGTAGAACCACCACGCCTCGCCAAACTGCGAATTATTCATTGCAAACACTTTAGAGCGCTGTGCTGTGTTCATGTCGTTAAACACGTAATCGAGGACATCGCACTGCATTTCCTGTACTGATGACCCGTTATACATGAAAAAGCCTTTCTGACCCATCCAGAACGCGCCCTCTGCATTAGGGATGCACGCATGACGCGATATAGCGCCGCAGGAGGTGCCTACACGCTCAAACTGGAACACAAGCTGCGGTCCAATATACGTCGCTGTATGAGCGTCTGTGGTCGTCAGGATAAGGGTCTTGCCTCGCAGCCTGTGACCACTAAGAATCTCACCGTTTGTGCTCAGCTCAAAGTCGCCCGCCTCATTCGTCGCCGAGGGGGTCCAAGCGGTGTTATCTTCTTTATCGCACCACTGGACCTTCCTCGGATTGCCGCCTGCCCCTAAAGCAAATAGGAATCTCTCAGCCGTTGTAACAAGACCTAAATTAGAAGTCGGAGCATTGCTAATCTGCGCAGCGACTACACTGGTGTTTAGCTGCCACTCGTAAAGCTTACCGTCATCTACTGAGCAAGCGACCAGGTACTCGCCCCACGTATCGAGAGACCACGTCGTAGCTTCTTGGTAAACACCACTAGAGATGCGCTGCGTCCCGTAGTAGTCGGTCCCATAAAATCCGCCACCGAAGCCAATGTTAAGGGCTGCGTCTTCTGCGCCTGCTGTAAAGCCTGCAGGGGTTATATCTGTTACAACTCCCGATGGCGAGATATGAAAAAGCTTGTTGTACGTTCCTACTGCTATTTTTGTATCGAATGAGTTGTCTACCCACCCAAGAGAACCACGCACAGGCTTGTCTAAGGTTGCACCGCTCTTAACACGCTCCTGCCAGCCGCCTATTGGCCCTAGCGAGCCGCTACGCCATCGGACGAGGTTTACGTCACGCCAACGGCCGGCGCCCTCTAGGTCAGTTCCGTGGCGGAATACGCCGGGCTGTATATCTACTGCTTCAATAGCCATTACACACCACCGTCTACCGTAATAGTGATTGTTGCTGTGTCTTGCACTGTGCTGGTAGCAACATCTTGCACCGTCACAGATAGGGTCACAGACTGCTGTATGGTGCTTGTAGTAAGCGTCCATGACTGCGCAGATGATATGGTCGTGTACTGGTTAAGTGTGCCAGTCAGTGACGATGTATCGCCTGTAGCTGTAACCCGAACTTTATAATCTGAGCCGATGCTACTTGTTGTAGGCTCAAACCAATTTGTATCGCTGTAACTTGTCAGGTTGCCTGTCGCTGTGATGGTACCGTTGGTATTCAGCCTAAATGTCGCTGACGATGTAGTGCCAACTCTACTATCAGACAGTGAACCGTTATTGATTGCGACGGCTGCGGCAGACGTGCCATAGAAGTCAGTAATGGCGATCTCGCCCGAGGCAGGCACTCCGGTTGCTGCTGAGTAATACTCAGATATAGCAATAGGATTAGAGCCACCAAACTCCGTTTGGATTTCGCTGAGAGATATTGCACCACTACTCTGCAAAGCCATTAGATAGTACCAAATGCGGTTACGTCGTTAGCTGATGTCACTGCGCCGTTTGTGCCGACCTTGAACACCTCTGTGCCGTCATAGACAAATACAAGCTCATCGATGTCTGTTTTGATTACCCAGTTACCTAAAGACAAGGTAGTTGCCTTTACATCACCTGCAGCGCTGTAAATCACGCCTTTGCTGTTTACTACTGTGCCTGCCAGGGCGCCATCTAAGACGTTTACTTCAGCTGCTGATGCTGAGATAGCGTTAAGCTTGTTAAGATTGCCTGTGGTCGCTAGAGAGCCGTCTAGGACGTTTATCTCAGCCGCTGTAGCCGTGACACCGTCCATGATATTCAGCTCAGCAGTAGTCGCCGTAACACCGTCTAGGATGTTTAGCTCAGTCGCTGTGGCGGTAACACCATCCAATATATTTAACTCTGCGGCAGTTGCTGTTACGCCATCTAAAATGTTGAGCTCAGCAGCCGTAGAAGTTACAGCTACGCCACCGACTTGCCATGAGCCTGCGGTTAGGTTTGGCTGGATTGCCGTAGTCCCGTCTAGCAGGTCATCAATAGAGTCGAAGTTAGTATTGATCTTCGTTCCCCATGTGTCTTCTGACGCGCCGACCTCTGGCTTCGTAAGCGAAAAGGTTGTGGTTGTAGTATCTGCCATGTCTAGTTACCCAAATGGATTTTCAGTGGTGTAAATTTTAGTCCAGCCCCCTGACGGCGATGAGCCGCTAGTGTCACTCCACGTCGATGAAGAGCCTTGCTGCGCAGCCCATACCTGCTCCGGCGGCACAATATCTGTCCATGTATCTGTTGGCTCGTCAACGTCATCCCATATTTTAACCGAGATAAAGGTTGAACCGATAAAAATAGTTGATGTAGGCGGTCGCAGATCCTCTACGTAGCCCTCTTCTGCGTACGAGTTACCGTCAAGTACGTAACCCTGCGCTATGTAATTAGCCGGTATAGTTACTGCTGAGGAGAGAATCGTCGCCATTAGTTGGACACCTCTAACTCAGCAAGCCTGGCACGCATCTCTTGTATTTCTTTAATCATCATAGGCACTAGTTTGGAGTAATCTACACCCATCACCTCCTCTGAGTTTGGATCACCACTAACTGCCTCAGGTTCGATGTTTATTAACTCTTGAGCAATCATGCCGTACTTCTGGTGTTGCTGCGATTCTATCCAGTCAAATGAGCGAACTTGGATAGCGTCGATGTCACTGCTCGCAGAGGGCGCGTCTACAATGTTTTCCTTTAAGCGCTCATCTGATGATGTAATGTAACGCGTCGAAGTAGTGTTGTAATCGATAACGCCCCTGTCAGTACCGTTATCACGGAAACGTAGAACTTCAGACCTTGTTGATGTAGCAGAAGCTCTGTTGAACGATAGACGGCTAGTCAAGCCACTAGCAAAGGTGGTGGAATCCGGGCTGTTAATTGTCAAGCCGCCGTTACCATTATAAGCCACACCACCAATAGCTATGCGCTGAAGGCTGTCCATCCGCATCTGTTCAGTGGTATCTATCTTTACAACGATCTCACTGCCATTTCCGCTAGTATTTGCATCAACATCAATAAGAAAATCGTTGCCGTCGTATTTAATTTCGCTATATGAGTTCGTAGTAGAATCATCTAGCCTCAAGGCTGGCGCTGAGTTGTCTATCGTGATGTTGCCAGTGAACGTGTCGCCGGTCGTCCTTGCCACTGTAGAGTCAACAGCTAAAGATACGCTGCCACTTGCTCCACCTCCGCTTAGGCCGTCTCCGGCAGTTACGTTGGTAATGTCACCAGTGTTTGTTGTGTAGCCTTGCGCAATAACGAAGTCGTAAACGTGATCGCCTGTAGGAATCGTTGCTGCTCCATCGGATACCGCGCCTGTGTTTACATTAAGGGTTACGCTGCCAGAGGTGCCGCCACCTGTTAATCCAGTGCCAGCGGTAACGGCTGTTATGGTTCCTCCTCCTCCTGCTGAGTCTGAGAATAAGCCCATTAGTTGGTAGCTGTATTGACCTATATTGACAAAAGAGCCTACCGCCGGACCCTGACCTGCATCGAAGGTTACCGTCTTGTTTGTTAAATTTACGGTGTAATTACTATCGGAAATTTTTGTATTGTTTACGTAAACAAGGATTAAACCACCATTGGCCGGGCTATCGAAGGTATACGTATAAACGCGGTCGCTTTCACCTTTGCCGGCAAAACGCTCCACGTTTTTTGTGTTGATAAAAAACCCTACATCCCCTGCATTTAACGTAGCAAGCGATAATCCAGTAGCAGTGTTATTGGCAACAGAAAATGAGTTGGTGCTATCTGAGCTATTCTTTATTATGCGCAAATGCCCTTCTGGCTGCCTTGCTGAGTTTCTAATAAGAACCTTTCTTCCAGATCCCGTGCAAGTAACCTCTTTGTAAGTCTCGTCATCAGCATCGCAAAAATGATTAGTAGTGCTTATTGCTGCGGATAGCTTTTTGCCTATACTTAGCCGTGGGATAGATCTGATGCCAGATTTAAAATCGTGCAGCTCTGGTATGTTGTTTGACTGATCGTAAAGCTGATAACGCGGGCTTACGTTGTGAAGGTCTGGAGACGCATTCAGTATATTGTTTTCCAATAGCGGGAAAACTGCATGATCTCCAGAGCCAATAGCTATTAGATATATGACCGAGTCAATATCGTCATCAAATGAAGTGGCATCGGTCGTAAAGACGGTATTGCTGACCGTTCCAATCGTTTTGTGTGCAGCAGGCGCTGTCTCAACATACAAAAAGCCTGTAGTCGGCCTAAAAACGTGAGTGTTGTTAATGTTCATCGCGCTGACTTGATACAAGTCTATGCACACGCCTGATAGGTTTGTCGGTAGTGCTTCATTGTCGACTGTCGTGCCGCCGAGCATAAAGCAACTGTCCATCGACAGCTGGGCCATTACAGACCCTTCGCTCTTGACGTATGAAACACCGGGGAACTGAGGGTTCTCAAAGTAAACATTATCGAGAACTATGGGCTGAAGCGTGCCTCTTTGCCCGCATATGCCGTATGTTTCGTTATTTTGAATACCAGTATCACGCACGGCATAATTGAGACACTTCCCGCCGGTCCAGCGGATGCCATCTTCAAAATTATCAACTGCAGAGTGACTTATCGTGTAAAGACCAGCAAAGTTGCCGAACTCACCGGCAGTGCCTTCTACAAATTGACCGCTAAGACCTACACCTATATCGTTTCGTTTAATTTTTAATATGTCATTAACCGCAGGATCGCTAGTGAGCGTGACGGTCTTAGTTGAAGACATGACAACGGTGTAGTCTTTTGAGGCGCCCTCTTCAAGCAAGATTCCGTTTTTGTAAACCGCGATGCCAGTCGAGTCGTCCGGGTTATCAAACGTATAGCTGTATGCTCTCGTGCTCGCATTCGTGACCGTAGTTGTTTCTTCAATCTTCTTGGTTCTTTTAATTCTGACCGTTTCACCTACTGCGGCATCACTAGTCAAGGTGACGGTTTTAGTTGTTAGGTTTACCGTGTAATCAGTTGTTAACTCAAGCAGCTTTCCATTTTTGGCAACAATAAGCTCTTCCTGAGTTGCCGGACTATCAAACGTGTAAGTAAACACAGTTTTGCTATTGCTAGAACTTACTGTTCTTTCAGACTTCTCAGACTCACCAAACACGTAGGTCTGGTGCATATTAAAGAACCAGCAATTCCGAGCGATAACTCCGTTACCAAATCGATTTAGCTGCTTAATTGAGCAGTGATCTATTGTTAATCCAGGGCAGCTTTCTGCCTGCACCGCAGACTTCATATTGTCTGCGATCACAGTAAGGTTGCGCATAACAAAATTACGCGCATCTGGTTTAGCGCCAAGCTCCGCATTAGGGTCTACGATTAACCCGTCACCGCCAGACACTGACTCTAAAACAGAGCCGTATAGACGAGCAGTGCTTGTGCCGTCATAATTTTTAAGATCCCCAATCGCCATGCGGCCTGTGCCTACAAGCTGGAATCTGCCATCTCTTATTCCGTTAGCTGGGTCTCTAAACTCTTCATTAACATCATCAGCGTCATGATAAAAACGCAGAGTCGTAAACTTGTAATGACCATCAGGGAAAAAGATAGTTTGGATTTTGTTATTAGAGGCAAAGTCGATTGCGTCCTGTATGGCACTTGTCTCTGCCGCGACCGTAGTACTGTCTGGATCACCCGTAGCGCCAAAGTCTTTAACGTTTAGGTATGACCCATCGATCATGCGGTTGTTAACTTTAGTGAGTGCCATCAGTGTGCTCCAGTTACTTCTTTACGTGTTCTATCATGCTGTCCATGATGTCAATTAGACGGTGATATCCACGGTACACCGTCTTCAGTTGTTGGGTTTTTTTGCTCTTCGATGTTAGAAGTCAGTGAAGCCTCAACAGCGTCCTTATCCACGCCGTCAGCCCAACACCAGCCAAGTACAACAGACTCAGTTAGGTCTGCGTAGGGTACGAAGTCGTTAGCAGATGCGTCAGGTGTGAATGAGCAAGTGCCGTATGCAGAGGCATAATAAGTGTCGTCACCGACATTCTCTTCTTCAGTTCCACGCCAGTGAGCAACAATAACGCCCCCGTCCGCCGTATTGCTTTCTAGTGTAGATATGCTCCAGTTAGCCATTAGTTAGCTCCTTAAATAGCCGAAATGATAAATGCGAGTAGCTCAGAGTAACGCACGCCCATACGTGAACGCTCTTCACCAGTCTCTTCGTCAGTCCATGTCGAGTTAATAAACATACCGTAACGTCCAGCGTCCAAGCCTTCTGCCTCAAATGCGGCTTGTAGATCTTGAGCAATGATGCCGAAGTGGATACGAGCATCGTCGCCTTTCTCTGCTACTGAAGACTTCCATCGGAACTTACGCAACAGCCCCTTGCACGCTACAGCCACACGTTGCTCTGCTTCTGATAGCTCTTCTATGTCTTGCTTTTCGTTGCGGTCAGAAGTTTGGATGGTGCCGTTAGTGGCGTAGATGTTTTTAAAGCGATACGACCCAAGACCTATGTCAATGTTGCCATCATCTACCGCAGTATTACGCCACGGCAAAATAGCATTATTTGCATCATTAAAAGTAATGCCACAGATGCCAGTGCCTATGAACATATCACCGCCAGTATTGCCAATGAAGCCAACGTTACTGCCGTCCTTGCGGAACTGCAAATGCTGACCATCGCCTCCTGTACGGTTTAAGTATTGGACTGCATCCGACGCACTAGACGTGTCTCTGCTTACAGCTAAATAGCCGCTTGCGTAACTAAGACCCGTTCCGCTTGTTGTGCTTACAACATTGCTAGTAGTATGAAGATAAAGGTTGCCATTGTTGCTATCTACCCTGAGGTAAGTATCAGTTCCAGCATTGTTTGAAATGTTTAATAAAGGATATCCCGCCGACGCAGAAGAAGGCTCACGTATCCAAACAGTGTATGGGTTTGATGCATCTGAGTTTTCAAACCTAGCGACATAGTTGTTTATGCTTTTAGAAACATGGAGCGGCGCAGATACCGACGAGACTCCTATACCTAAATGCCCAGAGCTATCCATTAGCATCTTCAAACTACCGCCAGATTCAAAACGAATTTGACCAGTGTTGCGTCCGTTTAGCGTTAATGTTCCAGCAAGGTTGTCGATTGAATCATAGACCCGCAGATTGCCGTCTGACTCGATACGCAAGGCTTCTGAGTTATTAGTTGCAAAAATTAAGCGGTTGTTTGCATTTGAGCCTTGAATATAGTTAATGCCACCGCCCCACTCAAGTTTGTAATCATCAGAAAGTCTTACGTGTCCACTAGAAATTTCGAGCTTTCTTGCAGGCGCCGCAACGCCAATTCCTAATCGGCCGTCTGATGTAAGCCTTGCCTTTTCACCGCCACTAACAAAAAAAGCAGTGTAATCTTGAGAGGCAATCTTTATTGGATCGTTAGACGTTTCTATTGTGCCAAAACTATTATCGTTAAAAACTTGCATG